TTTGCCTCGACAGACCTGCACAGCATACCCGTTCGCATACGCGCTTGGGTAAACTTTGAACTTACGCTTCGCCGCCGCTTTACCTTTAGGGCATAGTTTCTTCTCAAGGTAGCCAAAGGCCGCTTCTGTGCCTACACATAAATCACAATTACAATTAGTCAATCTAACAACCCATCCATTATTTCATCTAAGTCCACGATGCGTTCGCGGAACTCCGTAGTAGCCCAATGAGCCAAAGCGAGAGCGATAGCAAAGTCATCATGACGACCAATGCTATCGAGTCTTCCTTTTTTACTCATGCCGAACATCATTAACTCGCGCTCCAATTCGCTTACTACTGTTCGCGAACGGTCATCACCCCACGGTAATCTCATCTGCTCATTTTCAAAGCGCAACACCAAACCCATGAGAAGAGACTCACGGCGTTGGCGTGTGGAGATGAATGTTTTGATAGGGAGGTCTGTATCTGCGCGTAGTTCAGTAGCGAACACACGCTGAAAGTTATTTGCTTCAAGTTCAATCACATCGGGGTTGAACTTCGCGTTGAGTCTTTGAATCTCCATAATCTGTGTTCGGAAATCCATGTTTTTGCGACGAACAACATGAACCAACTCAAGCAATTCGGGGTTGGTGGATGGACGGCGGAGAACAACCATCACCGTGTAGTCAGCCGACCTATCCGATGAAATGGCCGGGTCCCAGCCGACAAAGTATTGGTCGTCGGGGTCACCCGTTTCGCGTTCAATGAGTTTGAGTGTGCTGTCTTTTGCAGTCTGCATCACAGTAGACGGAAACAGACTTGATACATCGTCCATCGGCTCACATAGGTATTCGCGAGCGAATGCGACGGCTGGCATATCAGCCCTGCGCGCATCCAATGATTCTAAGTCCCAGCGTTCCGGCCAAAGTGCTTCGCCTTTTGTGTTGATGGCTGGGTATGTTTCAACGAGGTATCCGTCGCGACTCTCAAGTTCAGTGTAAAGGTCAGTTGGTGTAAATGGTGTTCCTACAATCATCAGTTTAGATGTGTGGTGAAGTGTTGGCACAAGAACCTCATAGAACCAACTCGCGACTCTTTGGAGTTCTGTGTCAGTTGTCCCCCACAGAATGTCGTCACAAAGAATGAGGTCGGGGTGGATACCACGAATAGCACCACCAACAGACTTCGCGCTAATGTTAGAACCGTTGCTAAAACCAAAGAATGTCTTAGACCATGAATCAGCCTTCTTCATTTTAGCAAGAAACGGCACGCTGTCAATTAAATCGTTGAGTGTTCGCATGTGGTGTATTGACTGATGAAGACTGTGTGAAATCAATACGGCTTTCGTCTTTGGATTGAAGGCCGTCTTCCAAAGCATATAGCCGAGAAAGAGAGTTGATTTACCGTGGTCACGCGCCGCCTTTACACAGTATCGTTTGCGCTCTTCAAGATTATTATACCAGCGTTCATGGTGATGTGAAAGTTGAAACCCAAGAATCTCTTCAAAGAAAAACTTGAAATCACGCTTCGCCACTTCAAAGTCAATCTCTTCAATCGCTTCAAGTGACAATGATGACTGCAAGCCATCACCGCACATTAAGTCCTTTCAAAACAGAATCCCACGATACCGCGTGGTTATCTTCGCTTAGTGTCATTTCGTCAAGATTTGCCGAGGTTGGGTTTGCACCTGTCATATCGAAGTTCACTTTACTTTCTTCAACCGCGGCTTCGGCTTCATCTTCAACACGCTCTTTTGCTTGAGGGTCGCCTTGAGCCGCTTGTTCTTTGACAAATTGAGGAAGCGCGCGAAGTCTTTGCATAATCGCTTGACCAATTTTATTATCCTTGATTCCCAAAGTTTGAATCATCTCTTCTGTGAGTTTTTGGTCAACATTGGATAAATCAATATCACTGTCCATACCTCTTTGTAATTGTTGTTTCCCCGCCTTGCCACCCATCGCGTATCCAGTTCCTCTCTCGTCGTTTTGCCTACCAAACATACCGCGGTATGCTTCTTCTTTTGCATCCGGTTCAATCACCGTAGCGGTTTCACCCGGTGATGGTGTCGGTGGCCCTGCTTGTGGGTCTTGTGGTGTTTCGTTAGTAGGAGTGGCTCCTGTCATGTCAAACTCCGGTTCGGGAACTTTGTCTGCGTTCGCCGCTTGCTCCGCGTCGGTTGAGGGAGCAGGTGGTAAAGGCACTTCTTCTTCTACAATGTTAGAAGGCGCGAATGCCGCTTGTTGCGCTCCTTTTGCACCGCGTCGCTCTTCGCCGCGTCGCTTCATACCAGCGAAGAATCCTTCTTGGGGTTGAGCGCGCCTATCACCAATCTGTTTCACTTCTTCACGCATAGCATCTTCGACTGATTGAGTCGGTTGACCGTCATCATTCAGTTGTTGGTCGATATTGAAATCGCGAGCAAGTCCTTGACTTGTGCTTGCTCGCGCTCGGTCCATTTGAGAATCATAGTTTGCACTACCCGGAACATTCTGTCGCGATGACTTTTCATTCTCTCGCTGTCCACGACCAAGACCACCTTCAAGTGCTGAACGACGAGCATCGTCTTCACCTGCGGCTCGCATTTGTCCAAATGATTGTTTTGCCGCGGCTGGGGCGTGTCGTAAATCGCTGATTCCGCGACCTGCCGCACCCATGAAATTGCTCATACGCTCACCCATACCGCTATCTTTGACTGCTTGAAGTGCGCGACCGCCAGCATCCATTGTGGCTCGACCTGCTTTACCGGCCATCTCTTTTGCGCGACCCATACCGCGACCTGTTGCCCCTGCCGCGTTCATACCTGCACCCATAATGTTCTTACCCGCTTGCATAGCGGCTTGGCCGTAAAAACCAGCACCCGCTAAATCACCAATTCCGGTGCTACCATCACGAACATTTTGACCTGCATTCGCAGAACGCATAGCGCGGTTTGCTTGCTTCACCGCTCTTGGGTTTGCCGCGACAACCATTTGAGGATTAACTGCAACACCCGGTGTAAATCCTTGAGGAACACCTAAAGCCCCTTGTTGTTGTTGTTGTTGCTCCGCTTCTTTCCGAATGATGTCGGGGTGAGAGTTGTCACGCTCCGCGACAGCCTTGATGAGAGGTTCCCAAGTAGTGTCTTGAACATCGAACATAACATAGTTCATATCCGCGACAGTGCCGCCTTTTGCGAAAATAAACTCCATAGTCCCCATGTCGCGACCGTGTTGAATCATACTGCTGTTCCATTCTATTTCCCAATTGTTAACCATAGATTACGCCTCCACAAGACCGTTTGATGGCGCGAACCACATCATGCGTAGTGTTAAAGGATTTCGCTAAGACCCCCCAATCACCAAGCGACATAGCAATCGCGCGAACATCAATACTTGACATGCCTACATCTTTTCCCAATCTGTGCATGTCGTAAGAATCCATCGGGTCATATTTTGTTAACAAAGAGCCACCTGCGTCGTGTAATTGCACGCGCTCCATGATTGTCGCAATAACACCCATCGGGTCGTCATCGGAGTATTTGAAACTTGACGGGTCAAAATAAGGATTGAATGTTGGGTTCGCTTGTTGGGAAGTGGGTTGCCCCAAAGGAAGCGCGAGTTGAGGTTGTGTAGTCAAAGCAGGTGCAGGTTCACTCATCGGCCCATCGTCAAGAACTGCTTGTGTTGGTAAAACATCAGCAGGTGAACCGCCGCTCAAGTGGTCGGGGAATTGTTCGTAAATGTGGTTCATATCACCCGCGAACTTACCTCTCATACTGTGTCCTTCGTCAACAGTCCCAAGAGCCTCCATGTCCAGTTGCTTACCACCTTCTGCGAGAGCGACTTTTTGCCATCCACCCATCACGGATTCGGGTGCTGATTGCGACATTGAGTATTTACCCGGCTCAACTCCCATCTGTTCTGCCACTTTTAGTAAAGCCATGATTTCAATAGCCGCGTGGTTTCTTCCTTTATCGCCACCTCTTATCATAGGCGCGAAGTGGTCACGATGATTTTTGAACATAGCATGAATATCATTGTTTGAATCGACTTGTAGTTTAGCGCGCATGTTGCTAATTACCTTACGGAGTCCTGTCGCTGAACCGTCTTTGCCTCGACCATAGAGTAATTGATTAACAGGTGCGCGAGCCATAGCCCTCGCTGTTGGTTGGTCGTAACCCATCTCTTGAAGTTGATTCATTATTCTTGATGACATTCCACCACCTGTTGACGGAACAAAGAAGTCGTTTGGTAACACAGAAACAATATCCATAGGTGATATTTCACCGTATGCCGCAGTTTGCGCGTGTAGGTCTTTGTAGTGATTTGGATATTTTGTATTCGACTTGGATGTTGGGTCATCGTCATTTGAAGTATAGCGATGAGTAACACCATCTGTTAATTGTTGAGGTTCGATGACATTTTGCTGTGCCGCGAGTTCTGTGCTAATACCCATTTTTTCTGCTTCTTGTCGCAACTCATCGAAAATATGCAAAGCCGCGGACTCAAGATGTTGTCCAAGTTCAGCGTGTGCTTGATTACGCGGGTGGTTGTTTATCAGTTTGCCATCCTTCGTTCGCGTTTTTCTGTTTGCGGTTGAAACGCGTCGTGGTTCGTGTCCACCGTAATGATTGTTGGAGTATTCGGGGTGCAAAGTTCCATTCTCCGTGAATGGTAATTTCAATGTATGGAGGTCATCACCACTATCGCGCTTGATGTTATTGAAACGATTCGTCGCATTGTTGAAAATTGTCTTCGCTAAACGCAGTGCAGAAGACTCACTCGTTGGTCTTCTTTTCGCACCGGACTCGTCTTTGTATCCTTGTTTCATTATCTCGCGAGCCATAATACCAGCGGCAATCTCCATAGGAAACTTACCCACTAAACCCTTACCGCCCAATTCTTTGAACGGTTTTCCTGTCTTAGTGTTGATGTGAAAATGAGATATACTTTCGTGGTCGGAATCTTTCGGAGGAAAGGATTGTGGGTGCATTACTCCTTCACCATCGCGATACCACACACCCTTACCCTTGAGGATAATATCGCTCATCCCATACCACCTCGTCTTACATACAGGTCATATGGGTGAGTTCCCCACATGGTGGGGTCATCTTCGGGGTCGGTTTCGGTCGGCCCTGTTGGTGAAGAAGTCATACGCTTTGTGCCTTGATTCGGTGTAGCACCACTTGGTGCATCATCGGCACTCGCGTCCGATTTACGCATCAAACGACGCAACGCGTGATTGAGTTGGTCTATGAGTTGTCTGTATTCTATACGGTCGCGAGGTGAAATACCCAATTTCAACTTTTGTGCGCGTTTGACCAAGAACTCTTCGGATGCGAGAATAGCGTCCGATGAACCCAAACCACCAGCGGCCATAGCAGAAGCACCACCACCAAGAGCAATCTCTTTAGCGGCCTCCGCGCCACCCGGTGTTTTTGTTGTTCTCGGTTGACGAATTGCTTTACTGTGTGGTTTTGAATCTCTTGAACCGCGCACAGCGCGTGGTTTTCTTGATTGTGCTGTGATAGTAGGCATCGGTGGTGTGATGTCTTGAGTAGGAGAATCTTGACGAAGTTCTTGTCGAACATCTTGTGCTAATCTCTTTCGCGGATTTGCATAACTCCCTCTCGCCTGTGAACGACCTGTTGACACATTCAATCGAATCGGACCAGTAGGTGTCGGTCTTCGTGTCCCCATCAATCCAAACGATGTATAAGGTGCGCGAGCGGCACTCATTGTCGAAGCAATACCGGGTTGACGAACATTGCCACCTTTCAATTGTTTTTTGTTGCCTTTCCGACCTTTCGATGTTTCAGTTGTCTTCTTACCCTGTTTTCTTGAACGCTTACCTTTCTTAGCGCGTCTTCGTTGAAGTGCAGTATCAATAGTAGTTGTTTTCTTAGGCTTCTCGTCGTCATATTTTGGTTCGTCTTTCCTCTTGCGAATCATGTCGAAAGCATCATCAATAAACGATGCAGTAGAAAGGAGAATGTTCATACCTCCACCTTTTGGATTAGCACCAGCATTGGCTTCGTTTTGGCCTACTTGACCCGACATTTGACCTGCTTCTGCTTGCCGTTTCATATCGCTGTCTTCTTCATCCTCTTCGTGTTTTTGAGGAATCTTGATTTTCATGTGTTGAAGACCTTGCAATTGTTTGGCGCGCTTGTCTTGAGTTTCACGCTTCTTCGCATCATGCCGCGCACGCTCTTCGGAATCTTCGCGTCCAACGGTTGAATCATCCTGTAATTCTTCTGCGCTGTGCCGTGGATTGAACCGTAGTCCTTTGGTGCTTCCTTGAAGTCCCCCAACCATCAATCATCACCTCCGACTAACTTACCGCGTAAGCGCGCCCAAACTTCGGGTGACTCTTTCGCTAATTCAACCTTTAGTATGTTGATAGTCTGCGCAGTTATGTTTTCAGTAGTGCTACCAGCCGCGCGTTCTTGCACTCTCATGATGTCTTTGACTGTTTCACGAACCTCTTTGTGGAGTGAAACAATGTTGCGAACATATTGAGGGTCGTTGCGGTCTGCATCATCGAGAAAATGTCCGAGTTCTCCGTTGAGTCGCGACAAATTATCTCGTATGCTTTGCATCTCCATACCCGATTCAACAATAATGATGTCCGCCGCGCCTTTTTGCACAACAGGTTTGAGGTGATGTTTGAGGTGATGATAAACACTTGAATCCGGCATTTGCATATCCCCTGCGATTTCAGCCACAGTCATTGACGCGTTGAAATATGCTAACTCCAAGTTCTCTCGCTTTGGTGATGTGCATAATTTACACTCACTGTTTGAGGACATGTGGTATTCACCCATATGGTTTCTAAAATGACGGTCAGCAGTGCCTTCTCGCCACCCTTTCTGTTTGTCTAAATCCTTTGCGGTGACTAAACCAGCCTTCAACATATCTTCTATACCGTCGCGGTCGGAGTCTTGGCAAAAGTTACAAGATGCTCTTGTTATACGCTCCGCCATAGCAAAGACCAAGTATCGGTATCAAATGAGTGTTTCTATGAGAGAGAGGTTACCGAGAGCGCGTAAAGTGGCAGGTATTCCAGTTTCTATTTCAACAGCAAAAAGTCTCACGCGAGCCGCGGCTGATATTATCACAAACCAAAGAGTGGACTTGACAGAACGCGAACGAAGATATAACATTTGTTTGAAATGCCCCGAACGGAAACATGACCGATGTAACTTGTGTGGGTGTTTCTTGAAGACCAAAACGATATTCAAGAACAGTGAGTGTCCTATTGGCAAATGGTCAACCTTGTTGACCGAGGCGACGATAAACGATACCTGTTGCGCTGAAACAAACGAAAAGCGCACCGATGAGCCAACTCAAGTCACTTGAATTGAGTCTTGGACCGGAAAAAACCAAAATCATAAAACATCCGAGTGTTAGCGCGATGAGTTGCACCATAATCATGTCAACGATGACTGATTTACGCAAATTAGTCATGTCGCTCATAGCGTTGTAAAGACTTGTTATATCCATTTCATCATCTCCCTGTTGCCAATCCGCGCACTAATGAGCCAAGACCACCACCAACATTCTGCATCATGCCGGGGTCAGCCATAGCCGAGTCCAACATGCTTTGCATACTGCCTTGATTTGCCATAGCAACCATTTGTTGCACTTGCATTTGGTTCTGTTGCACTACATTGGATGAGTTGTTTTGTATTTGCGTCTTGCTCATAGTGACACTATCTGCTGTTGGTAACCCTTGAACCGCGCTAAAATCAAACTTGTATCCTTCTCCGTCTTCGACTAAGCGCGCATTCACAAGCATTGTGTGAACTGATACAGCGACAACGCTACTCATGAGGCTGATTAGTGGTTGAAAATTAGTATCATTCATCAACCATCGGTCAATGAGTGGGTTTGAAGTGATAAGCGCGGAGATAATGTCCATTTCACTCGGTGGAGGTTGATATTGTTGTTGCCCCCACGGAGTTTGTTGTTGTTGCATACCCATACCCATACCTGCCATACCTTGTGCGGGGACTTGTTGCTGACCTCCGGCTAATCCGAGGTTCATAGCACCTGTTTGCGCGGGTTGTTGATTATTGCTGAACGGCCACACCATGATAACACCTCACATGCTCCCATCATTTGATTGTGTCGGTAACGGCGTAGGTTGTTGCTGTTGCTGTTGCTGTTGTAATTGGTGCATAGCCAGCGCGTCAAAAAGCAACCTTGAGTTGTTACCTGCTTGAAATTGACGCATATCAAAGACTATCATGACCAAATCATTCGTTCCTGTCGCGGAATTAGCAAAGTGAGTGACAGGAATGTTGTCTTTTTTCAACATTTGAAAGAAAGGTTCGTATTTAGTGAGTATCGGTGGTGTGTTATCCTTCTTTTTGATACTGCTTATTGGCACTACTACGGTCGAAACGCCTCTTTTCAGTTTCGCTTTGAGAGTTCCGTTGGTTTCTTCTTCTTCTTTTTCCTCTTCTTTGAGCCATTTTGTCAATAAATGGTATAAATGAAGGTGTTCGGGACAGTATGTTCCCTTCAATTTACGCCCCGAAGTGACATTTTCGCGGGCTACAAACGCCTCAACTTCACCAGTCACAGGGTTTTTCCAATACAAATCCCATAGAGATTGGCCGGTTTCTTCGTCAATAACCTGTTCATAGATGTTTCCAGCGGTGCGTAATAGGTATTCAACATCGCATCCGTCCACAACACAGCGCATTGTGTTGGTATTGTAGCGATATTTGCCTCCCCACCACCTACGAGGCGAAAAAATGCTTCTTTTTATCGGTTTTAGGAGTTTATATGCCTGTTTTATGTCTTGACGGCGCGCTTTTTTAGGATTTGAGTGCCGAGAAGGGTAAAAATTGACTTGAGGCACTTCAATATGCGAACCTGCGTTCGACATCGCGGCTTGAGCGGTCGCTTGTTGTTGCATTTGAGCGAGACTCATCTGTGTTTGTGCGGCAAGCGTCAGTAAATCGTTTTGAGGTTTATTTCCAAGCATTTTATCACCAAGTTAACATTTCAATCATTGTTTTTTCAACATTCCAGCCAATTTTAGTCGCCATCATGCTAACGCGACACGGAATACCTGCTTTTTGAAGCCTCCGCATGGCTGGACGGTGAGCGTCGAACACTTTATGTTCTCGCAAACGATTCGACTGCCACAAAATGTTCGCGGTATCATCCCACCACTCATCTGCTTTGTTTGCGATAAGCCATATTTGTTTAGGAGAATAGCGTTTCCCGCGCAGTCTTGTTTTTAATGAACGATACTTCCATCGTTTTTCAATCAAAGAATCAACGAGATATTCAAATCCACCTACCGCATCTATAACTTGCGCACCATTGCCGGTCAAAACACGCGTGTCCGTTAAAAAAATGACAATTTCAACTTGTCTATCGACCATATCGTCTATCCAAAGGTTCCAAAACCGTTGTTGTCCACCAATGTCTGCTGAATGAACCACTCTTTTTTCACCTTGCCATCGAAGACGCTTGCGCGATGCTGTTGGTAGCACATATCCGCCGCCAATAAGTCGCTTTGGGTGCATTGTTCTGTCATCTATGTCATCCATCTCGCCGGGTGTTCTCATAAATAGGTCAAGGGTTGTCTTACCGACCATAGTTGGGCCATACACTCCGATTCTTCGCGGTTTTAGATAGTTGTAAAGTTCTTTTCCATAAACAACTGCACCCATGAGCGCGCTCCCAGCAAATGTAGCAACCATTAGTTCACCCACTCGCGGACTTTGTTGTAAAACCACTCGACTGTTCCTTCCCAAATGCTTACATCGCTCGCTTGTTCAAACCAAGACACTGCTAATGCGGTAACTAAGCCTGTAATAACACAGAATATCAATGCTTTACCCTTCTCGTAGTAAGTATCAAGTGTGTTTTGTGTATGCAACGCGCGTAAGGTCGCTTCTGTTGCATCATCGCTTGGTGTTTTGAACAACCAACCCATTCATTTCACTTCCCCTTCTTCTTCGCGTAAGTTCCATCGGAGTTTCTGTTACCTGTTTGATTACCTAATTTCATTGGCGTTTTGGTATCCGCTTTGTGAGTCGGTGCTTCTTTTTCAGCCTCGCTCATACCCATCAACCCAAGATATTGCTGAACTTCGGGGTCTTCTTCTAATGCTTCCATCTGTTTCGCAAAAGAAACTTCTTGTTTTTTAATCTCCATCTCCATTTGCGCTTGAGCAAAACGCATTTGTTGGTTTTGCATTTGACGCGTCATGTTGCGTTGCATGTTTGAAACAACAGCGCGCTGGTCCATACCATCCTGTGCTAACATTTTGTAAATAAAATAAGACATGCCTTGTAATGTGAACGCGCCCATTGTGTATGTTATCGCATTTGTATAAGTGTCGGGTGATGTGAGCCACAATTCAGCATCGAATACAGCAATCGCGCTTCCGACGAGAACGCTCACAAATGAAATTAGTCCTAAGACTCTCAATTCGTCTTTATTTTGAGGGGTTGGCTGTTGCATAAGTCGCATCTCCTTGAGTAGTGCGTGTCGTGAACGCTACATAAGCATGTTGATTCACCTTTTTCTCGATATTATCATATTATTATGATATCAATACAGTAATTATTCTTATAAGAACGAAACGATATTATTGAGAATCAGTTAAGGGATTCTTCTTCTGTCGCGTAAATGTTCTCCGGCCCTTGCATTGGCGGGATATTAGTTCCAACGACAGGGTTGTCGGGGTATTGCGGGAAACTAATAGGCGGTTGCTGTCGCACATTCCGGTATTGGTGGTCCCTGTCCGCGGCTAATGCAAACGATAGTGTATCAGCGTAGGAGTTTTGAGTAAGAAGTGGATGAGATAGTTTCGACAAAGGCCCACTTGTTTCCAACATATGTTGCTGTTCCGCTGGTAATGCTTTGTTCGCGAATGCTGTCGCGACTTCTTTGAATCCATCATAACCGTCATGTTTGCCGTCTTGACCGTCTATCACACTCTTAATTTCTTCTCTTCTCATGTAGTTTGGTCTTTCGTTGTAATTGACGGCTCTTATCATGTTCGCGTATTCTTTCGCATCATTAGGCTTCAACATTTGTTGTTGATTTTCTTGTAGGATAGTTCCCGCGTCTTTAGCAACCATTTGACCGTTACCTTTCTCGTCATATTCGATATGACCCATCGGTAGTTGATGTGAGTCTTCGTGCTTTGCATTCTGCATAACATCCGCTTTGAACTCTCTCACATTCATCTTTACACCGCCAACAGTCGGGCTTGTCGATAAGTTAAGATTCTTTTCTAAATCCTCTTCGTCATCATAACCGGCGACTTTCGCGGCCTCATCTTTCATCAATTGAAACAACCCGCTGTTTCCTCGCGTCACTTCAACGAAGTTGTTTTGATTGATACCTGCTGGTATTGTTGGGAACTTGAGAGGGTTATTAACTCTCGACATGAAGTATTGAAGCCCTTTTCGCATGACATACTCTTGCCACAAAGGTTTCAATGCCGTATTTTTACCTCGCGTGTATCCTTCATTCAATGCGCGATGTTGGTTAATTTTGTTCTTGGCGGTCAATAACGAATTAACATCTGTTGCCCCTGCATCTTTGAATGCTTTCATTGCCTCATCGCTGTAAGTCAATTGGTGATTCTCCATCGACCCCATCATCGGCTCTTCACCAAACTCGTTCAAAATACCATTGAGTGATTCGCTATACAGGTTGACCGTTTTTCGCGCAACCAGTGGTTTTTCGATACCATCAAGCGCAGTTTTAATCTTCTCCACTTTCTCCGGTTTGAACTTACTCGCGTCTTCAATTCTATTTATCATCCGCAATTTTTTTGTGTTTGCCGCGAAAAAACTTTTCAATTGGCGATTTGTCACCGGCATTGGTTTATTTTCTTTACCCGGTTCAAACAATCCCTCGCGTATCTCGGTTTCTGTCAACATATGTCCATGATAAGGAGTGTATTTATCGTAACTGTTGAAACTCATTGGTGCGTTTCCACCAAATACATCATCCATAGTCAATTGCAAATTACCATTCTCATCAACAGGTAACTGTCTTCGTTTTGCGCGTATCGCATTTCTCTCTTTAGCACTCATATTCGTAACATCAAACTCATCGACAAAAGTATCATCCGCAATTTCCTGCAATTTGTGCATTTTCTCAACCAAGTGATGTTCGTCATTGTTGTGCATGTCTTGTAGTGATGGGTCGTTGACGATAGTGGTGTATAGTGACTCAATCTCTTTTCGCATCTCTTTTATTATCTCCGGTGATGTGTTGCTACCGAATCGCTTGTTAAGACCCTCAACAGCCACCGTGTATAATCTGTCGAGATGCTTCTTCAACATTATCTCATTATGCTTTTGCATTGCTAAAGTGTTCACATGGTTAAGTTCCATACCACCACCGACAGGAGGGGTAGGTTCTGCTCCACTCATATCGAAGTTCTCCGGTTCAGTGCTGGTGGGTTTTGCTCCACTCATGTCAAAGTCAATCTTTGGCATACCGCCCACTTTAGTAGGTTCTTTGACTTTGATAGTCTTTTGCGGTGGGTCGGGTAGTTCCGGTGCATCGGGGTCGATTTTGAATGGTTCAAAGTTTTTCTTTTTGCGCGCTTCGCGTTCTTCTTCAAATGTTTTGAACTTGCCCGAACCTACATGGTTATCAAACATCTCCCATATTGGTGATTGAGGCTTTACTATGTCTTTCAAATAATCCGGTATTTCACCCGATTGCATCATTTCTGCTTCACTCAACAACAGTTGGTTGAGGTAATCAAACTTCTCACCTACCATTCCTTTATGCGAATAGTGATGATTTTTCCCATCAATTTTATTCCCGTCCGCGTCTGTATATCCTTCTTGTATGTGTTCATCTTTTGATGGGTCGCGCTCACCTGTGCCGAAACAATCACCACAAAGACCATTGCTACATTTACCACCTTGAACATAGTCACTTGAATGCTCACATGCTGGACACGCGTATTGTTCATATTCATTGGGTTCCATCTCATCAGCCATAGGGTGTTCTGCGAAAGAACCAAACCCACGCGGCCTCATTTTACTGGATATGAAATTGTTAATTTTTGAACTCTCGCGTCCTTCACCTTGCATACCGGGTATGCGGTGACGAATGAATGACACTGCTTCATCTCTTGAAACGAATCTATGTCCATGACACACACCACATAGTGTCGGCGCGTTATCTCTCCAATTAGATACCAAGTTGTGGGCTTCAATATCACCGTTCGCTATTGCTTCTTCGCTACCTCTTGTGAAGTGTGAGTTTTGTTCTCTTCGCGCCGCTTCTTCTTCTTTCAAAAGTCCCAATTCATTTTCGGTATCATCATGGTGTTCATGTTCCAACTCCGACATGTTAAAACTATCATCATCGTCTATGGTCATCTCTTTCGACCACTCTTTGAACTTTTCTTTGTCAACAGTATCCGCCATATCAGCATCATGCAACATACCCTTAGCGCGCTCTATATCTTCTTCTTTGAGAGGGAATCCCATTTGAATGCGATGAGCGAGTAATTGATTGATTGAATTGATTCGCGGAATGGCTTTATTGTTGGTTATTGACATAACACCTGTCCCTGCCATTTCACCCATTCTGCCGAGTTTGTAATTGCTTAGTGAGTGAGTGAAGTCCCTTTCAACCATTCCACTCGCGTCACCTTTGAAGACAGAATCGTAATCGTCATCGCCATACATATCATCATGCAATTCAGCGAGCATACCCATCAAATCACTTTCATCAGCACCCTTCTTTTTCATTTTAGCGAATATGTTAGCCATTTTATCGCCCGAATTGATAAACGCGCCGAGCATGTATTCATTTGTTCGATTGATGTTATCTTCGCTCGCGTCTTTCAACTTAGCGATTTTCTTTTCATTTGATTTTATATCACTTAATTTTCGCTTACGAAGTGTCAGCATTTTACCATACTTCTTGTCGATTTCATCACCCTGTGCTTCAATCATTGCTATCTGTCCCGGTGAATCATATTCACCGCGCTCTTCGCGTTCATCACCGTCTGCATCTTTGTATTTTTTCGGTTTCGTTTTTGCTAAATTATCATCATAAACCGCTTTCTCTTGCAAATAGCGCGCATATGCTTCTTTGTAAGTATCGAGTTCCCGCTTTCTTTTCGCGATGAGTCCGTTTGCTTTTTCAATACCTTTCTTGGGTTCATTCACCATCTCACCTAATAGTGCGCGTCGGTTAGCACTGGTCTTCAATGCACCCGGTTTTATTTTTTTACCATACACACCATCGGCAATCTCTTCCATGAAATCCATAGCATCAGTGATAGCGTTGAAACGCGTCGATAGAAGTGTTCTCTTACGCATGGATTCTTGGTGCTTGTCCACCGAGTCATCGTTGTTCATGAAGAAAGAAGAAGCAACCAATTCTTTGTTTGTCATCCCTGCTGGGCCAGTCGCTATTGCGTTGTCTTTTGTTCGATAGAGTCCAAACTTCTTGAAAATGTTAGCCGCGCGTGGGTGACCTGTGATGACTGCTTGCTTGATTTTATTTTTGAACTTTCGCGCTTTCTCATTATCCCAATCACTCACTCTCATATTGAATGAGTCTTTTGCGGCTTCTCTTTGACGCTTCAACTTTTTGTGGTTGTATCTGTCATCTTCGGGGTAAATGTGTCTCAATACGGCGGCGAGTGAAGTTTCATTTTCGGTATCACCAGTTGGGAACAATTTGTATTCTTCACCGTTTCTTTGGTAATTTGTAAGTTGTGGGAGGGTGAGTGATTTATGAGCAAAGGGTGACTTTTTACCTTTGACTGGTGAATGCGCTCGCGCTGTTGGTGCATCTCTTGTGCCGAATCGGTCAGTGTGACATGAAAGACATTTTTCTTTGTCGTGGAGTATATCCTTCAAGTCTTCGGGTGGCCCATCATATTCCGAAGCAGGTGTAAATCCTTCTTCATCCATCGCTCGACGCGCGGTGTGATTCTTTGCAAACTTTCGTTGTTGCTCTTCGACTTTTTGGTGGTGTTCTTCATCAAGTGCTTCGCGATATCCTTTCTTGCTCAAATACTGCAACAAACGATATATTGGGTATGTGCTTAGTCCACCTCGTTGTGCTTGAAGTCCTAATGAAGCAAAAGCCTCTTTGTATCCATTCACACCCATATCGGCATTAGCGTATTTCATAGCCGCTTTTACTAAATCAACATTTGACATTCCTATGTCTTTCATCATGTCATGTTGTCGATTGAATCGCGAAGTCATAACAGGAAGCATTTGCCCCAAAGTGCCTACACCGGGGACACTTTTCATTTTCGGCTTATCACCCGCTTTTGCTGTATTGACATATTGCGACGGACTCATAATTTCATCGAGTTTGTTGTAGCGTTGTTTGTCTTCAAGTGTCGCGTTGTCGAGGTTGCCAAAGGCAACAAAGTTTTCAGCGGTCAATCCAACAGCAGTCAACTTCTTATCAATAGCCTTTTTCTCTTCAATTGTTTGAGCGTCATTGCTATCATATGCTTTGTATCGCATCTCTCGCATAATGCGAGACATACCGATGAGATTGTCAACGAAATTATTTGTTTGTTTAACAAGTTCGTCTTCATTAAGACCATGATACGCGTGACCGACTTCAAAATCATTACCAGTTAAGCCACCTAATTCGGCATCGGAGTCTAATTTGTGTTGGTCTAAATTGATTGCCGCGCGTTGCATTTCATAATCGTATTCGTCAATATCACCTTGACTCAATTGTCGCTCAAGTTGCGTCATTCGTTGAGATGGTGTCAATTTTCTTTTACCTTGAACAACCGCGAGTTGGTCTTCGGGTGACATCATATCAAACTCGGTTTGTGAACCACCAAATCTCGCTCTTCGCGCTTCACTGGCTCTTGATTCTACTTCTTCTTGTGAACCACCCGGCCCAGCACCTTCGGTGGTCACTGCGGTTTCATCACCATACAAACTACTCAAGAGTCCTTCTTCACCCATAGCGGATGTCAGCGTTGGATGAAAACCCTCTTGACCCATACCTGCTAACTCATCAGCCAATTTACTACGCGTTTCTTGACTAAATGCGCTCTTAGGGTCTTTCAAATATGAAGAAACCAATACATCGGGCATGTTCGGCGCAGGGGATGACAACCCAAGTTGCTTCGCGGCTTCGACCATAGAAGGTGTAATTGCGTCGGGCGCACGCCCAACTTCTATCCCTTTGCCGTATTTACCTGCACGACCCGAACTCCCGAATGCTTTCTCTCCTGTTAGTGAAATCATGTAGTCGTTGAACCTACTCATTATTTTCTTGTAAGCAGTCTTCTCATCAATGGATTCTTGACGCGCAATATCTTTCACTTGGTTGAGTATAGACTTTGTTTGCGTTGACGATGGTTTATTGAGTTCAAAACTTGACTGCCCTTCTCTTCGTTGAGAGACTGAACCTTCTTGGAACAACTTGTCGTAAAACCTACTCGCTCCGCCTTTATCGCGGTCCGCAGTAAATCGTTTATCTTCTCTAAACTTCAAGTTCTCCTTTTGCTTATCGCGCAATTGGTTCATCTCTTGTTCAAACGAAGGGTCTTTCATTTGACCAGCAACGCGAATCCTACGACTCTCACTCGGTGTGTAATTGCTTTGAATACGGTTACTCTTCGGTATATCTGCTGATAGCGTCACACCGAGAGGGTGGTCGTATTTGCTAAGGAGTTGGTAAATACCATTGATGTCTCTTTGTTGATGAGGTCTACCCTCATTCAACGGGTCTGCGATAAACGATGAAATATCAGCGCGTATTCCTTTCGCGCCCCCTTGAGCGTCTGCTAAAGGACCATTCATCTCTTCGTCCGCTTTTTGAACACCCTTGAGTTCGGGGAACTCATTCGACAACCTCTTCAAATGCATCATAACAGGCGCATTTAGGAATGGTTCTTCAAGCATAGCAGGGAAACCATCTTCGCGCTCTTGTAGCATCTCTTCTTTTTCTTGCCCTAAAGCGCGACCTAAGAGCATGTTGTTAGCGAAAATAATATCTTCGTAAAATGTAGTTGCGTCTATCTCCCCGTCTTTGTAACGACTGGTCAATTCACCTATGTAGGGTGCTAAAGACGCGAATCCTTTTGCTGTTTTGCCACCCTTACCCTGCCTGTCACCTTTCGCGGAGTCAACCACTTTGACAGTCTTCGGCTCTTCTTTAGGAGGTTCTTCTTTAGCGGGAGGGTCAACTACTTTGACAGTTTTAGCCTTCTTTTCTTCGGCTACGAGTCTTTCAAGTTCCTTCATTTCGCGAAACTCTTCGGGGCTTAACCCGGACTCTTCTTGTTCTTTCTTTGCTTTATCGCGAGATTGCTTTGATTTATCGCGTAAAACATCCAAACGCTTGTTTTTTTCAGCGCGTCTTTTTTCAGCCGCCTCTTTATTTTTCGCCCTTACTTTTTCTTCTGCGGGGTCGATATTTGTTCCTTCAAACGGGTCAATTTTTCCCTTCGCGGGAGGTATTTTGTCAACCACTTTTGTTTGCTTTGGTTTCTCACCACTTCTTTTTGCTTTGCGTGCCGCTTTTTTGGCTTTCCTTGCCGCATCTCGTTCTGCTTTGCGTGCCGCTTTCTTTTTTTGGTTGGTTTCCTTGAGGATTAAACCCTCATCAACCGACTTGACAACACGGACGCTTGGACGCATTAGTGAATGGGAGGACAACCACACCCTTGAACATAGCGGTTGACGATATTTACGGCTGGGATTTTTTTTTAGCCCCCACGAAAAAAATATCTGTATTTCGCACGCTGTTAAGGAGGGCAAATTGTCGCGCCGCGAGCGCGACTCCGGCTAACGCGAGAGGCAAATTGCCGCGACAGCGCGAAGTATTCGCGCTGGATTTAGCCTCGCGCTTATGCGCGATGTCACATGGAAAACAGTCGCGCAGTAACGCGTTTCGCGCTTGTCTTAACGCGGGTTTTCAGCGCGATTCCATCGCGCCTCCAACCATACGGTTGTCGCGCGTTCTTGCTATCCTTCGCGGCAAGAGCGCGAAAGGCCGACAACCCGATTTTGGCTCAACCCCTTATAAGGGAGTCGCTAAACCTTACTGAAAGTTCAGCCCAAAGAGGGCAGAAGGTAATAACATGATAGAAGATAGCATGAAAAAACAAATGAGCGAAACACTAAGCAATATGTGTCAAGCGGTATATTCAAACAATGATATACCTGCTTTTGATGC